CAAAGCTGTTGTCAGTGAAAATTAAGTTGCTGTTCACCGTGCCAGGCACAGTAATCAAGTCGCCAGCTGCGTTGCCCAGGGCAACAGTGCCGTCCAGTGTCGTAGCGCCAGAGGCATTAAGCGTGGTAAACGCTCCCGTAGACGCAGACGCTGCACCTATCGTCGCACCGTCAACCGTGCCGCCGTTGATGTCAACAAAGTCAAACATCTGGATGACGTTTGTGCCGTCCACATACAAATGCGCCTTGCGGCCGTTGGGCCCAGTGATGCCTGTGCCCGCAGAAGTCTTGACCGTGATGCTTTGACCGCCCGTGGTGTTGTTCTGAACAATGTACTGCTTCTCGATGGTGGGCACCACCAACTCACGAGTGACCGTCAGACTGCCCGAAGACGTAGCGTTGAGGACCAAGGCCCGCGCTGTCTGTAGCGCAACGGTGTCGGTCAGGGTAATAGTCAGGTTGGCGTCGGTTGTAAAAACTGGATTGCCAAACCCTGTAATCGCCTGCTCAATGGCCGTGCCAATGTTGTCGTTGGTCGTGTCGCCCCAAGTGCCTGACTGCTCTCCAGTGCCAATCAGTTCAAATTTAAGGTCTGAATACGTACTTGCCATGTTTCTTCCTTTACGTTAGGACCTGGGTCCAAACTACGGTATTACCGTCATTTACCACAATCCAGTTGTCTGTCTGTGCATCGTTCACATTTTGCCAGTTAGGAGTCTGGTTGTCATCTACTGTGCCCCACAAAGTTACCGACCCGACCTGGCCCAGCGCTAAAACACCGGTCAGGAAAACACTTGCATTAGCCGCCGTTGTGACACTACCTACCGATACCACGGCCTGCAAACCTGTGACAGGGGCGCTGGCGCTCGCATTAACCACTACCGTACCAATGGCCACGGTTCCCGCAACACCGGTAACCGAGACGTTGGCATCTGCCGCATGGCCGACCGAGCCGACCTGGCCAACCGCCTGCACACCCGTGACAGGCACAACCGTCTCTGTCGCCACCGTCACATTGCCCAAGGCCGTGACGCCTTCCACTCCGGTAACCAGCACGTTGGAGTCACCACTTACGGTGACTTGATCAACCTGCCCCGTTGCACCTACCCCAGTAACACTGACTTCCGCACTTGCGGTAACCGTAACACTGCCCACTGATCCCGTGGCCAACAACCCCGTTACTGCAGCAGTTGCCCCCGCCGATACTGTGACAGAGCCAACCGCGCCCGTTCCCGTGGGAAGATCAGCAAGGCTCTCGCCCCAGGGATCGTCCCCCCAGCCTACGCCAGATGCATTCCAGCCTTGGAAGGCAACAATGACATCAGCCACATCCGCTCCTCATCAGGCAATGCGGATGATGGCATTGGTTGCGTCAGCAGTTGGAAAGATAATCGTAAACGTACCGCTGGTAGATGTCTTTGCACCACCAAAGTCCAAAACGCAAACCGCCGGGTCGCCCGCAGCCGTGTCGTTGTAAATCAAGGCACCAAACGCCGTAATAGTCGCACTGGTAAACGACAAGTCAGCAAAGTCCGTGAACGCAGTGGTTCCCGAGGACGTGGGCGTGACATTGGTCAACGAACCGCCGCCCGCTGCATACGTGCCCGAGTTAGCCACCTCGTTGGTGGCCGTGTAGGCGGTCGTTGCGGCAGTGAACGATGCACTGTTGTCGTATAAAGCCAACTTAAAAGTGTTGCCAGTGCCGGTTGTGAAGTTATGCACGCCCTGCATCAGCTGAACTTTAAAGCTGGTACACATGAAATTGCCTGAAAATGCCATTTTTAATCTCCTAACAAATGAACCAAGTCGGGGTAACCGGCCTCGCGCAGGCGCACGGCGAGTGTCGCCCGGTCCTGCTCAACGGCTTCTTTAAGGTAGAACGCCACCACGTGCTTAACGCTTTCTTTAAACGCCCTGGCTTGCGCCTGCACCGCTGGATGCGACTGGTCGCCAACGTAAATAATCTTGTCGGCCGCGCGGGCGGCCAACTCTTCCACAGTCCAACCACGTGCTTGCGTGGTCTCGACGAAGACGCTGCCAACAGGGACGTGCAAAGGTGCTGTGATCATGGTCCAGGTGACTCCGATTTAAGTGGGAGGCGAAGCATACCGTCACGGTATTCGTCACGGCGGCGACGGCCCTGCTGTTCTGCGCCCAAGCCTTGAATAGCCTCTTTGTAAGCCCCACGAAAGTATTGCATCATTTCAGCGGGCCCCTTTGTGAAGCTGTAGGCTTGAATCAAACACGCATACAACAATGCCTCAGGTGCATTATTACTGATCCAAGTGGTCGTATTGGTCGACGACAGCTGCGGTGGGCGATAAATATACCCCAGCTCTACGCTGTAGTTCTGGTTTGGCGTAGGTGCAATGTAGAAAGTGTTTTGGTCCCACACGGAGTAGTACTTGGGCGTGCCCTGCGTGCTGCCATTGGCCCAATACTCCTTCATAAAGGACGTGTCACGGAAATCTAAGAAGATTTGATCGCCACTGGCGGGCGTCAAAATCATATAACGGTGCGTTAACAGGTCGGTAGGGGCGGCCAGGAACTTGTTGCCTTGGGTCATGCTGCCTGTCGCCTCGAGTTTAAACACGTCCAGATCAATCTCGCGAAGAATCTGGTTCTCCGCCATTGTGATGAACGTGTTGATCACCGTTGCAGAGAACACATTACTGTTCACTTCGGTGTAGTTTCGGATGTTGGTGACAAGTTCGTCGTAGGTCATGAAATACTCACAGTCACTGTGCCAACGACGCCCTGCGCAATGAGCGCTTGGTCTTGGATGTACGGTTGCATATTGGTGCCACCTTGAACGCTACCATAGCTTTGAAAAGCGGTAAAGCCTGGGGCACCCACAAAGACGGAGACAGGCTCGATGCGATCGGGACGCGGATCGCGTAGTGCAATGGCGTCTCCGTTGTAGCGAAGTGGCTCGAGCTGGGGCTCTTTTGGCTCGTAGTCGTCGGGGCAGACCATAAACCCGCGCCAATTCTTGCGCAGGTTGTTGTACTTGTACCGCTGCCCGCAGTAATCGCACAAGCCGTAGGAGTGTATGCCCGTCGCAAATGCCATGTCATACCCCTAGGTCCGGCACAAACTGCACGCTGGCGGTGTCTCGGTCCTCCAGGGCAGCGCGCTGGAAGTCCTCCTCGTAGATCGCTTTCAAAGCGCCAGCTCGGTCAGCCGCAAACTTGAGGGACAGGTAGTACGCCAAGCCCGATGCCAAGCACGGTAAAAACCGGAAGTTGACATCAGAAGTGTTTGTGTAGGCACCGGCGTCCTGGATGCGACGAATGCGGTAGTACACGAAGGTGTATCCGGCCGCTGGAGCGGGGTAAAAGTACACCTTGGGGATATTGGTGCGCTCAACGTAAAACTGCGCAGGACGGGCCTGTGTAGTCTTGTCAGGGACGTTGAGCCAGTCTTCCCGGCTGATTCGCTCAATGTAGACGTCGGTGTTGGTGCCTTGGTCGTTTTGGCGAATAACAGCTTCAAGCACGTTGACAACTGAAGCATCCAGAGAAATCTCGTAGACGCCAGCGGTCAAGGGGAAAGTGGCTTGTTCAATGGTCCACAGGTTCAATCCACGATTGGCCCAGTCGAGAAAGAGCAAGTTGAGCGAGCGGCGTGCCGACGTGAGTTGATACCCACTGGTCGGCCTCATGCCGCAGCGCTCAAACGACTCTTCGATTAGGTCATCAATCGACAGGTCAAATGTGGTCGTGCCGGAGGTGGCCATTTAGCACATGCCGCCTTTTTTGTAGCCCTTGGCCATCATGCCACCGCCCATTTTGCCGATGGGCTTGCCCATGGCCATGCGCTTGTGTTCGTTGACGTTGCCTTTGTTGGCCATGCCGCCTTTAGCCAGCATAGGGACGCCTGTGCTCTTGCTGGTCTCAGACATCATTTTGTTTTTTGAACCGCTCTCAACGGCACCACCACCACGAGTGGCGCAACCCATTCCTTTTCCAGCCATATCAAACTCCTTTTTTCATTGCACGGCCTTTAACGTCGGCCGTTTTACGTTTAACAGCACGACCCATCTTGTCCGATGCGGACTTCATGGCCATACCACCTTTTTTCATCTTGCCAATGCCATCGGCCGCAAAAGCAGGCACTGATTTGCCGCCTTTTTTGACCATTTTTAATTTCGAGGTTGCCATTACTACTCCTTACTTTGCTTGCTGAATAAGTTGGTCAATTTTTGCTTCAAGTTTGTTAAAGCGTTGGTCAATGTGGTCAGTAATTCGCTGAACTTCTGCCTGAGTAACGGTATCACGAGCAATCTCCTCGCGGGTTATGTTTAAAAGACGCTCAACACGTTTGGCGTCTTCACCAATTTCTTTCATTTGAGCAAACTTTTCTTTTACGAACAGGCCAAAGACCCCCATCAAAACAGAGAG